TAGGATCTGGTAAGGTTTCAACCTTCCAATTATTTGTTCCCATGACATCAAACCCAATCAAATCTTTTTTAGCTGCTGGATCTTTTGCACTAATATAAGGTAACTGAATCTCAACAGTATCTTCATCATCTGCTGGATAAGTATCATTATTTGTTCCACCATATAAATATAACCCATCATCACCACTTGCATCAGTTGCACGACAATAAATTCTATTACCTAATCTAGCAAAGTGAGTGATTGTGATGTCAAGATCATAATATGACCAAGCTGAAATCTTCTTAGATGGGAAGTATGAAAATACATAAACTCTAGTACCAACAGCAAGCCAGTAACGACCGTCAAGAGGTTCAATTACTGCTGTTGCTGCTGCAATTTGTGCTTCAGTCAAGGTATCTAAATATGCTCTAACATGAGTATCAATATTAGTACCAACATCTGACACATATGCAGCATTTGAACTATCCCTAGCTTTTATTGATCTAATACCAGTATTTGCCAAATAAAACACGTCATTATTCCCATAAGCAATAACTGATTCTGGGGCTACAGTACCTGTATTTTGAACAGTTTGTAGATAAACATTAATATCTGAATCTTCTGAAATTGACCAAATTCTTATTTGGTTTTTAGAAAAAATTGCCATCAAACCCTGATATTCAGCTGTAGCTGTCAAAGTCTCCTCGCCAGCAGTTTCTGATGCCATGTTGATGAATCCAGGATCAACACCTGCAATCCATTGGGTAGGTGCATTTAAAGCTGAAAAATATAAGTTTGATGATGCAACGGTATAAATCTTCTTTTTGAAAGTCTGAACAGTAGTTCCAGTACCAGAAGCAGCACCAGTTACAGTATAAATTTCTGTGGAATTTATTGTAACAGTAAATTGATCAGCTTCTTCAAAAGTACCACCAACAGTAACCTCAACAATTTGAGCAACAGCAGTTACAGCAGTTACACCACCTGATAAAGTTGAATCAGCGGTCACAGTCATATCACCAGCAACAGTTGTAGTGACCACAAATCCATTTGTAGAAGCACCAGTACCTGCTTTTGCAGAAATTGTTACTGTCGGACCAGATGTTGAAACATCATATTCTGGTGATGAAGTGTAAGCATCTAACTGGGTCTTAATTAAAGAAGCAGTATTAGAATTTGATGTTGTCCAATCAACTGCTGTACTTAAAACCTCAACACCATCAATAGTAATTGAAGTAATTTTATTAACACCAGGTGAAGAAGTACCACCAGTAACCTCAATATCAGCTGATGCAACAACTTCAGTTACACCTTCAACATTTGCTTGAGTTTCTACAGATATTAAAAATTGGTCATTTACAGATCCATTATTAACAGCCTCACTACTAATTGTGAAACCTGTTCCAGCAGTTGCTGCTGTTATTGTAACTACATTAGTTGAAACAGAAGCATTAACAACTGCTGAACTATCAATAGCAGCTTCAAGAGCTGATGCAATAGCATTATTTGACCCAATTGAGGCAGATAATGTATCCCAATCAGTTACCCTTGAAGTACCATAGAAATGATAAATATTACCATCAGAAAATTCAGAAATTGAATATAATGTTCCATCAAACGCTTCAGCATCTAAAACCTTAGTCAAAGCTGTTGCTGGGGTAGGATGTTGTGTTAAAATATGAGTTACACCTGCTGGCACATTACCTGCTTCAGAAGCATCATAACCAACGGTATAAAGTGTTTCATTTATCCCAAAAAGACCTTTTGTAGTTGCTGGAAAATCATCACCTTGTTTAACAAAAGATTTTCTTCTCTCAATATCACCACCACGAGTCAAATGAGCATTTTTAATTGTCCACGCTGAACCTTGATCAGAAGCTACTCTCGAAGCTCTGCTTCGATCCATTCCTTTTCTAATATCTTCAATTTGAATATAGGCCATTAGCTAACAACAATTAAATTTTTACCACGAAGATTATTTCTCTTCGCAAAAGCACCTAAACCAATTTGGATTGTTCTTCTTTTATTCACACTATTTTTCCTAAGAGTCATAAATCTTTGTTGAGCTAATTGTAACTTTTGTTTTGCATCAGCTGATTTTTGACGTGCTAGAATTTCAGATGCAGCAAAAAGAACGATCAAACGATCATCTAAGTCTGCGGTGTCTGATTCTTGAATTAAATTTCCTAGAGATTTTGTACCGAAAAAATACAAAGTTTGTGAATTATCAGATGGAATAGGCCAGATCTCAATTTGTTCACTAGAACCTGTTTCTCTAATATCCCACTTCTGGGCTGGATTTGATCTGTCTGGGGTTGTAGCGTTGGAGTCATAAGATGTGTAATCATCAAAATCAATACCTCTTTCTAGGTCTTGATACACACCATTATATTTAAGTTTTATATCTTCAATTCTATCAAAATTTAACCCACTAGGTAAATCATAATATCTTTGACCTGCGGCTAAACTGACTGTTTTTTGAACCCTCAAATGAGGCCATTCATAATCATCATAAAGTTGCTCTTGAACTCTTTGAAGTACAACCTTTAGGTTTTCTACTTCATCAATCCCAACAGCAACTTCTTGTGATCTACCTGTTTCGGCTCGTAATTGAGCAATTAAAGATAATAATTGAGTGTTACGAGCCATAATTAACAGTTATTAAATTTTTATTCCATAAGATCAGCTAAATTAACTTCATCACTAGATTTTACTCCATTGAGATTGTCAAGTTGCTCTTGATCTTTTAAATCTTGTCCAACTTTAGCTACTCTATTTTTGTCAAAAATTGCTAGAGGTTCATGTCTGATACTAAACTTTCTCAAATGTTCCTCTGGTAATCTTTCTGGTAAGCCAGCTAAAGCACCAAATATATTATCTACAGTTTGTTCTCTTTTTAAAAGAGATTTATTATAGAGATCTTTTAATCTATTTTTTTCAGCATATAGATCAATTCTCTCATTTTTTATTTCTTTTACATCAGTTACAGCATCTTGACCGTGAATGAATTGTAAAAGTAATAATTCAGGTGCAGAAACAACTTTCCAAATTTCATTGTTTACGCTTCCTGATAATCTTATTTTTGTTTTGTAATAATGCATAGCCTTAATTTTTTGAGTTAATAAAGTTCATAAAAAGTGTAGTGCGGCGAACACTACACTTTTTATTTTAAAACTATCCTGCGAATTGTGCAACACCTAAATATTTAGGTTCTTCAGTCGCAATTAGCAAGTTATAGGCATCAGAACCATCGCAAGCAGCAGATGGGTCATAAGTACCTCTAACATCACCAGTAGTAGCAGTAGCAGCAGATGAAACACCTGCAACGAAAGTACCATCTAATTGACCAGCTGGAGTTACATCAATTTCAAGAATGTAGAATAAATCAGCAGAAGCATTGAAGCCTGCTGCTGGAATAATCTCAATTCTATCACCAACTGCTACAGCAGTTGAAGCATGACCAGCTGTTGGTGTATCAGTATCAAGATCACCAGCAGCAGCACCATCGGCAACCACTACAGATAACCCATCAACTGCTGTAGTTGCTACTTCGACAGTAACAGCACCACCAGTTGTTATAGTTCCTCTAGTTACTACTGAAAGTTTGCTAATGTTACCAGCTACAGGGCTATTAAGCTCTAAAGCAGTTCCAGCATCAACAGCAGCTTCAAGATGATGATCCATGATGTAAACTTTACCAGGTTTTCTTGCTAAGATAGCACCATCTTTAAGTTCTTGAAGAACTTTAGAGGCATTATTAACAAAAAGTGGTAAACCTAAAACATCACCAGTACCAACAGTTAAACCTGTGATATTAGTATCAGTTGCAACATTAGTTACAGTTTTGAACGCTTTCTTACCTGTGAAAGAAGTACCAGCTGAAGAACTTTCAACAATAGTATTTCCATATTCATCAGTACCAGTAATGGTAAGGGTAGCTGAAGTTGTCCAAGCTGCAACGATGTTTCTAGGTACATCCAATGTTCCAGCTAAAGCAGCAGCGGCAGTAGTATTAACAGAGAATACACCAGCAGAAGTTAAATCTTGAGATTCAACAATACCGTTCGCATCAGCTACATCAGGTGAACCCAAATTAACATTGATAAGGTTGCCAAGAGCAGAATGCTTAACTTCACTTTCTTCAAGATCAGTTTCGATTTCTCCGTCATTAGCACCTTCAATATTTAATTGAGCATTCACTCTAGCATCTGCTGGAATGGTTGTAGAACCCAAATAAGTAACTGTGATGTCAGAAGCTCCAAAAGAAACTGTGAAATCACTAGGTGAACTTAAAAGTTTTTGCAATTTATCGACCCATAATTTGTGTCCATAAGCTGCGAATGAGCCAGCTGAAGTGTTAGCTGGGTACGATAAAGTAATCGTACCGCTAGTTGCTACAGCTGAACCAAGAGTAGTTTGAGATATTTTAAACATGATTCAATCTATTTAATGTTAATAAAAATTAGTCGATGGAGTA